GCATTTATAAATTATAGGCGCGAAACGTGTCACCTAACGTTGTAGCAGTGTTCGCATACGTGCAAATCCCGGCGCTGCCTCCGTCGATGTCTCCTCCTGGATTAACATCAGTCCATTTATCAACCCATCCGCTGCCAGTATCCACTTGCACCTTTAGTCGCGTGGATGTTCCAGCACCATTCGCTTCCAGCGCGATTCGGTTTCCGTTGGAAAAACTGGCAGCAACATCCGACATTAAAATTGTGTTTGTAGCGCCTGACCGCTGCTCAAGGTAGATTGATCCATTATTGAAATATGTGAAATACGAATCGGCTGAAGCCTGCACGCGAACAGCAACCCCTGCGTAACTTGAGGCCCCAACTACAACTATTGTAGCCTCTGCCCGCTGATTGGCGTTTATTGCTGTGGAGTGATAAGCAATCGAGTAATCTGTATGGTTTCCAGTGTACCGATTCGAGTTAATGTTAATTCCACCGGCGGCTAAGACAATCGTCCAAGTACCACCTGACTGAGTTTGGATGTCGCCATTGCTATAGGTGAAATCATCAGAGATAACCAGCGTTGGGCCAGAGGACGTATTATCCACCCCAAGGATCGTTTTTACGCTGGCAATGGCAACACCTGAGCAAGTTTTTACCGAGGCAATGGCCGTAGGTCCAACCGTTTTTACAAGCTGCGCCATAAATTAAACGACAGTGATCCAGAAGTTGTCCGGCTCAAACCAAATCGAGTCAGCCGTGACGGCGTGACCGAGAATTCTTACCACGTCGTCGGTCCCGCTTGGGGCGGCAACCTGGATGGCTCCTGGGGTCGTCCCGATATAGACTGGAGCACCAACGGTTAAAGCCGGGAAGACTGCGTCTGCCCGCACCTTGCCCCATCTTAGGATAATCGTAGGATCTCCATCTGCCGCCGCGGCGAGAACGCAAATGCCGACCTTGACCGGCCCAGCCGTAGCCGCTGCGTCGGAGTCAGTAAGCTCCCACCGAGAGTCGGCAACCGCAAAGTAAACAGATTCGCCATAAGCCAAAGCAGCCCCAGCCGTGCCGGATTCCACGATGCCTGACGCAGACGTGGCGGCCGATAATGCAGGATCAAGATAGATCCACCCAGTGCTGGTTTCACCCAGAAGCATTCCGGTGGCGCTGAAAGTGATTCCACCAACCGTCATCGTGGTCGCCGCGACCGTAGCTGCAGTCACGTCACCAACCCCGGTTATGTTGTCCGAGTCGTCGATTGAGATGCCAGACGCTTGAACACCCTTACCAGTCCCGTCGCTGCGAATCAGCACGTTGTCCGTTCCGAAGGATGCCGCGGCAGTGACATCGCCTGAACCTGTCGATGACAGCGTCGTGCCGCTCATCGACAGACCGGTGCCAAGCGTGATTTCTTGAAAGTCGCCCGCGCCACTGGCTGAGCCGCGCCCGACGAGTTTCGAAGCTGCAGACGCTTGCACAAAGTTGGCAAAAGCAAGGTCGCCAGTGATTGTCGACGCGCCGAGCGCAACCGTAAAACCAGCACCCGTTGCGCCAGAGGTGAGCGTGCCGACAGTGACAACCGTTCCTGCTCCAGTCCACGTAGTCAGGGCCGTGTTCTCGACGTTGTTGAGCGAAAGACTCGTCTTGAAAGCTGCAAAATTCGCAGCCTGCATGAGCGTGTCTACATTGGCTGAGACGGTTAAATTTGGCATATATTAAGGGCGGTTGAAGGTAGAACCGTCTGGGCGAATGTAAGTAAATCCGGGTTTCGCACGGCTGCTTCCTGGGCGTTCGTATGTTGAAACCGGCTTGGCCATAAATTATGGGCGTTCGTAATCCGAAGTTGTGTCCGGACGTTTGAAGACGGAAACCCCGTCTGGACGTAGGTAAGTAAAAAACAAGACCCCTTGCTCTGAATTGTTCGTGATCGAGAACCCCGAGAAGCTGGCAAGGTCATTTAGGTCATCGTCCTCAACGCCATCTCCCGGCTGGGTGTACGCCAATGTGCCGGTTTCAACGCCCTCAACTGTGCGCGCAAGGCTGTAAATCAGCGTGGCAGTGCCTTCTCCGGAAACATAGGTCATTGCCGATGCGCCTCCGGTCAGCGTTGCCACAAAGCCCGCATTGCCTCCTGCTCCAAATGACACCACCTCATCGAACAGCAGGTGGATCTCGTCTCCAACATCCGGAATGATTGCGGATAGAAGATTCGGTGCGTTTCGCGCATTCTCAAAAAATGCCAGTGCCTTCTCCTCTGGAGACAGCCCAAAGAAACACGCCAAATCCTCTCCGCTAAGCGCCTCGTAAAACAGCGCCTGCTGCATTTCCGGACTGCTGCCACGAAAACAGGCGTCCTCGCCACCAGCAGCCACGTAGAGCGCGTATTGACGCTCCTCTGGCGAGAGGCCCAGGAAGCAACCAGTGCCTCCAAGCGCCTCGTAAATTTTCTGCTCCTGTTCGGCTGGCGAAAGACCTAAAAAACAGTCAGTGCCGCCAAGCACTTCGTAAAACGCTAGCCTGCGCTCATCCGGACTCGCTCCCAAAAAGCATTCAGGTGCAATTGGCACATCGAGTCAAAGCGTTACGCCGTAAGGTACTGACAATAAGCCTCATTAATAACAAACAGCGCGTATGCGGCCAGCTTGTCTCTGTCGACTGACGGCAGCGCCATACTCTGTAGCGCGCACAAGGCGTTCTCCGTCACCGTTTCAAGGTCTGTCGACGTGGCATCAGTAATGTCAACTTCCGTGTTGCGGATCATGACCGCCACTAAAAGAGTCAACAGTTCATCGCAGGTAATCGTCCGGGATGGAACGCATGTCCCGGAATTTTGAACTTGGCAGAGCGCATCGCGAAGTTCCGCGGTGTTGCCATCAAAGGCGTTACAAGTGATTGCCATCGGTTAATTGGTGTTGGCAAACTCTCCGTGCAGTTGGAGAGCGGCGGTGTTGTAGGCGCGTGATGCTTCTTCGGCGGTTTGGAAGCTGCCGAGATGCTTTACTTTTCCCTCGCAGCTTATTTGGGCGACCCAGTTCTGATTTTGCTTTGAGAAGTGAACACCCTTGTAGCCAGATTTGTTTGACGGGAACTTCGTGAGGTTGAAGTGGTTTTGAGACGATGTGCAAACGCGCAAGTTTTCACGTCTGTTGTCCATCTTGTTTCGATTCTTGTGATCGATTTCCTTTCCCTCTGGACTGCCCATGATTTCCCGGTGCAGATACACCTTCCGTGACTTGCCGTCCGGAAACTTCTTTCTCCGGACGGCATAATTCCCATCAAAACACCAGCGATATTGTGCGAGTTCGGCGAACACGTCGTCGTCTACGATTGCGACCATGCCGCGGGTGAGTTCGATGCATTTCATGAAAGAACCGTATGCTATTACGCAACAGCGCACACGGCATTTCGGTTCCATTGACCGCAAACGGTTCGTGTAACAAGCGCTGGTGGGTAGTGATCCAACGGCGGGCAGGTGAGCGTGCAATCGTAGCTGCCACCAGCAGGAACAGTAAGACCTTTGCAGGATTTGAACACTTGGCGTGAATTGTAACGGCGAACCAGAGCGATGTGCCCGAGGCTCGGCATATCCGGGCGAGCGGCACGTTTGAGAATCATCTGCCAGTAGGCGAGCGCGCGCTGTGAGTTACACGGCGTGATTTCGTTGACCTCGTTGACAAACTTCCACATGCCGCTGGCGCCGAACGGCTGCTCGAACGGCATCTCAGGCGGGTTCGGCGTCTCGTAACCCTGCCACTGCCACACGTTCGGGTTTTGGAACACCAACACGGTGAAGTCGCCGTTGAGAAAGTCTGTGTTGACTTGGGTCACGCAACCTTCGGAAACTTCCCTTGAAGTCCAGTGGTTGATGCGGGTCAGGACGCCGTTTGGATAATTGTCGTCGTTCAAGTCCCAGAAGTAGCGGGCGATGAACGGGTCACGGTCCCAGCGATAGCCACCATAAGCGTCCACGCCGGCAAGCGAGGGGTCAAGCGAGCCAGGGGCGCGATACCGGTTGTCGGCGCGCACGTTTGAATCGTACTTCGGCAGTTCCGAGGCAATCTCGAAATCAGCCATGATCGGCACGTTCCCATCCAGAGGGAAAGCGCCATCGTAAGAGCCATGCTCCCGAATCCAGTTGAGCATCGAAATGCTCGGCAGCGCGATGTTATTCGGGTCGATTCCAGCATTGAGAATGATTTTGTTGGTGTTGATCGTTCCGTTGGCGTCCTGCTCAAAGCGCCACACGCCGTCACGGATTTGACCACTATTGGTGCCGTCGTCGATGCCAAGCCATCGGTGCATCGCCAGCGCCATCGTGTTCGAACGATAGAATTCGTCGAGCACATCGACCGTGCGCCGCTTCAAATTCATCAGGATATTCCTGATTTGCGCCGGGAGGTTCAACGCCTCGCTGAGCATCTTCTCCAAGCAATACGGCTGGGTATGCTGAGCGTGGCTGAAAACGCGATACCAGACGTGATCGGCGTTCCCAACGTTGACTTCCTGGGAAGGAATAACGCAGGTCGTTACGCAATCGTCCTGCAGCCCAACCATCGGCAGCCATCGCATATCCCCCGGCTGCATCCGCTCGCTACCCATCGTGGTGATGCGCTGAGCGTAGCCGGTTCCAATCGGGAAGTTACCCCCGGATCGTACGCGGCCTTCCCATGCGCCACGAATCGTGTCGATGTTTTTGAATTCGCGATCAAGATTGTGCTGAGCACGAGTGAAGACGTTTCGGATGTCGTCCGTGCATTGAATTGTGATTGGCATGGTAGTCGGCAGAAATTGGGCGTTGACGGTTTCCTTCCCGTGCTGCCGGCCCGCGTTGCAGCTCCATTCGTATTTCTACGCGCCAGCCGATTGACGATTTCGGCTCCTCTTTAGCGTCTGTCTGTTACGCCCTTTACGCCCGTTGCACAGTGCGCGTCAATAACTTTTTGCTACAATTCACAAATATGGCCCTTCCCCAAATCATCGTAATCGCCAACCCTGAAGGGAACTGGACTGTCTTTGAAGGCTTCTCGTGGCGCGGTAAATTCGCCAAGATTGATGTTCCAAAGGGGATGATTACTGACTTCGCGAGCATCCCTCGAGCATTCTGGCCAATCGTGCCCCCGTTTGGACGGCACTCACTCGCCGCGGTTGTGCATGACTGCCTTTACCTCACCTTGGGACTGAACGGGAATTTGTCCCGACTCCAATGCGACCTTGAGTTTGAATTCGCAATGCGCCTGTCCGATGTCAACGCCTTCAAGCGCGCGATAATGTTTCGCGCTGTGCGAATGTTTTCGACTGCGCGCTGGTCAGCAGCTGGAGGCTAAGTATTTTCTACTTCTGCAACTTTCGTCTCAATCTTCTGCACGCGCTTGTTCGTGTCGTCGCTGAGGGTTTCGATGTTGGTGATTTGGGTTTTGTCTTTGACGGCAGTAGTTGTTCCTGCCGCTTCGGCTTTGCCTTGGAGAACCCCGCGGGCGAGCGCGGCGGCACGGGTTTCGTTAACGAGAGCGTCTTTGATGGAGTTGGTGTTAGTTTCCAGCATCTTGATGTCGCGCGCGGAGCGGTATTGAAAGTAACCGATGATTGCGATGCCCAGAGGCGTGAGGATCTGGGCGAGCGGAACGAGAGTGTCGATCAGTTTACCGAGAAGAGCGGGGTCCATTTTGGATTAATTGTTTAGAGTTACTTCCGAAACGCCTTTCCGCTTGGCAGTTCCCGATCGCCGCGGCTCGCCTCGAAAAAGGAAAGACCTGCGCTCAACCCGAGCGTGAGCACGTTGCGCCCGAACTCGCCCCACTTGGCGCGCTCGACTTCGCGCGCTGCGATTTGATCCTTGGAGAGACCCTCAATCGAACCTGTCGCGCAGCTTACAAGCAGAACGCACGACAAGACGAGGATCTTCATTTGATATTGAAGCCGCCGAGAATTAGCGAGAGGAAGTAGAAGGCGAGGCTGGCCCATCCGAGGCTCCATCTGGGCGCACCCACGTTGAAGGTAGCGAGCGCGGCGCATACAAAAGCGAATACGAGTAGGATTAATGACATTTGGTTGGTTGGGTTACACTGACATTTTGCGTTTCTGGAAAAAGACGAACTCCCCACCGGACATCAGTTTCTCCATGTCCGCGAAGGAAATCTTGAAGTCGCCCCCTTGACCCCAACCTGCTCCCCAACTGTTTCGACCAAGGAAATACTTCTCTTTGATGTTCACCCCGCGAAGCAATGTGCAATGCCCGCCTTCGACTTGACCGGTGGCGTGAATGAACCCGTTCGAATCGGTATCAAACATCCCGGTGCGCCAGTCTACCCCGATAACGCACGGCCCGTTTCTGCCAATTCCAAGCTGTAGATCCCGGAACGTGAACGCCCAACGATATTCTGAAAAGTAACCCTGTTTCTGAACGACTTTCACGCCGGCTAGAACTGAAGTGCCGTCGTATCGAGGGCTCGCTCCAGGGTACGAACCACCTTCCCACGGATCAGTCCGTTGAGCTTCGTGATAGATGGCTATGAGTCCATCGTAATTGATGCCTTCGACTTCGGACGGTCGCGCGGCAAGTTCGTGCCCGATACCGAATGCCACGCACGCGCCCTCGCGTCCTTGGTCAAAATTTGGAAGGCAACGCCATGTGAAACTGCGCAGCTTCTTCTCCTCAATGACCGCCCTGACCGGAAACGCTCGCGACCGCTCATCGAAATGTTTCAGCCTCCCAAGTCGAGAGTCAGAAACTTCGGTGCCGTCTGCGAGCGTAGGCATAATCAGTTGCGCCGCACGGCAATTTGCTCGTGTATCGGGCGGTTCGGGTCGTAATCGCCGTTCGAGTCCTTCGCGGCTGGCGCGGTGAAATCGATCGCCCCGTATCGGCCTTGGATATATTTGTCTTGTTCCTCCAGCTTCTTCTGGAGTTCGGCGAGTTGCTTGGCGTTTTCCTCCATCTTCGCCTTGTTCTCCTCAATCAACTTGGCCTGCATCGCGTTGACCCTCTGAAGTATCGGCACAGCGATTGTCGTTCCAATCAACGCTTCGGGCGTCCAATTCTCAGCGCCTTTTCCGCCTGCAACTGCTTCGGCAATGTCGCCGACCTGCTGCTGGAGTTCCTTGTCCTCGCGAAAGAAATCCACCTTTTCACGCATCTGATTGATGATTTTGGCAGCGATTGACCGGTGATTATCCAGCCGTTCCGCGTGACTTCGCATCGCCTGCTGGCGACGAGTTTCCTGCAGCTTTTCCCACGCTTTATCGGCATCCTGTAACTCCTGCTCTTTAGCGAGGTCGATTTCCTCAATCTTGCGCAGAACCACGTCCAACCGGACTTTTTGATATTCGGGTAGCTGATCTCTGAATTCGGTCAACCTCTCGTAATTGCGGTCTTTGAGCGCGCGCAGGACATCTCCTTCATTCACGCCAGCGATCGCCTTCAACTGGTTAACTTGAAATTCGCGCGGTTTGTCGAACTTCTCGATGAACTCCGGGTCGCGCTGCAGATTGGCTGCTTTCGCTTCCTCCTTCGTGCGCGCGTAATCCTCTGCGAGTTTTGCAAGCGCCTGCTCGCGTTCTTGAATCTGAGCCTGAAGTTTCTGAGCGGCTTCCTCTTTCTGCGGCAACTCAGCTAGACGCGCCTCCATTTCCTCAATCTTCTTTTGCCGTTCGCTCAGTTGCGTCTCGAGTTCGCTGGCCTTTTTCTCAGCAGCCTCTTTGCTGGCAAGGACCGTCTTGAAATTCTCCTGATTGCCGGGAGCCTTCGCAACGCGCTTCTCCTGCTCCTTTGGCGGCTCAACCGGTTTCGCCTCCTGCTCTTTTGGCGTCTTTTCCGGCTCCTCTTTGGTCGTTTCCCGTGGCGCCAACTCCGACTTTGCCGGCTGATTTGGAATTATCAGGTCATCAAGAACAGAGACGAATGGCGGTGCTTCGGTGGACATAATTTAGTGGCGTTGCTGCGCAAGACTCGGTGACTCAGCGTAAAGTTGTTGCGGCCGTGTCGGAGTTTCAGGTTTTGGCGGGATGGCGAGCCTGGATTGTGCGGAGATTGCAGCAAGCCAGCCTTCTGTGTGTGCGCCGCGATAAATCAGCATCTCAGCTCCGCCGACTTCCACGCGCGGTTTGTCGATATTCTCCCGCAGATAATGTTGCATCGCGATGAAACGCGGATCCCGGAAAAGTTCGGCGAAATCCTTGATGTTATGAAGATCGGTGAGCGTCATTGGTTACCATTCACGGAAGCCACATTGGCTTGCGCACGCGTCTTCGCGAGCATTTCGATTTGTTGCTTTTGAAGGTCGAGTGCCGCTTGTTCAGCCTCGTATCCAAGCTGGAGCGCATGCTGTTGCTCAGCGCTCATCGTTTTGAGCGCGCTGGTTTCGGCCCGGTTCCCTTGCTTCTGCAAGTGCGCCTCTTCCCGATGCCTGAGTTCCTGTTCAGCCTCGCGCTCGCGAATGGCGATGTCCACCTGCGCTTTCATCATCTTGGCTTGGTCATCAGCCGACATCTGCGGTCCCTGCGGTTGGCGAGCCTTTACAGCGTCACCAACGGCGCCTGAGAAGGCTTCCAAGAACCCGGCGAATTCGTCCATCACCCCGCGAATGACTTTGGCGCTTTCTTTGAACTTCGGTTCGGTCGATAAGAAACCCGCGTGTAAATCGCAGTGCGCGTAACACGCCTCCATCTGGCGATTGAGTTTCACCGCGTCATCGAGCACGTTCTCGAGTCCAGCTTCCTGCAGTTGCATCGCAGCCATCCGCATCGCGTTAAGGATTGAAAGATGTCCTGAACCTTGCGGATCAGGTGTCCCAAGGTGCCGTTGATGGTCTTGATTCGGGAACGCCGGATACATCTGACCAAGGTTAATCAACGCGTTCTCGGTAGAGATTTGCACGTCGACATCATCCGGCACCGGTTCATCCTGAACGAATTCCGGGACACGCTCCCAACCGAAGTTCGCCGCGGCAATCTCTTTGCGCGCGTTGAGTTGTCCGGGGCCTGGAGTAGCCACGCCGAGCACCGTGTTCGCCTTCTGGTTATCAAGCGCAGGGTTCCCACTCCCGCCCGAGCGCGAGGCGCGCACGTATTCGATTTCCTTGTAACACTTCTCCGGAACGCCAGCGTCTTTGCATTTCTGCCGAAACTGAGCGGCCGCTTTGCCGCCCGGTAGACTCTCCGGATACGGCTTGCACATCCGTCGATACTGCTCCGTTAACTGCCGGTCGAGACAGACGACGCGATAAAACTTGATTTGCAGCCCGCTGAAAGTCGCTTGGTCTTGCCGGTCAAAAGCGACCTGAGTCGCAGTCGGCGCCTCCCCGCGCGGACCTGAATCGTTCTGCGGAAAGATGCGCGTGTTCCTGTCGAGCGTCCTGGATGACTCGCCCATCACGGCCATGCAGCCGTTTAAGTCGGCGTTCACTTTAACCTGCTGCAGCGTCAAATCAGTCAGGATACCGAACCGCGACAGTTTGATTTGCGCGAGTTTCTGGCGCTCAGCTTCGCCGGCACCCTGGAAGAACGGCGTGCTCGTGGCCACGCTTGTGAACGCGACGTGATTGAAAAACTTGTCGTTGAAGTGGCAGAGGTCAAAGCAGAGGTCGCCGAACCCTTTGACGCCGTGCCAATCGCCTTCCGGGCCTGCTGAGTCACAGAACCCAATCAGGATGTTCCCGAAGGTTTTGAACTCGCGTTCCTTCTCGTAAAGGAACTGCGTCTGATCGTCGCCCGACAGGATGAAATGCGTGATGCCGTTTTTGTCCCGGCCATCGTTGAATTCCTGAACGTAGGCGTGAACTAAGGTGTACGGGGTGAACTCGTGCGACCCGAAATCCATGTTCTGCGCAATGCGATTCTCCCACGCCGCACGGTCTTCCAACTGCCCGTTGGCCATCGTCGGGTTGATGTTCTTATGCAGGAAATCGAGCACCGCTTTCTGGTTCCAACCATCCTTGTTCCGAAGGTCGTAAAGGTCTGTCGTGCGATAGGTTGCCTCGATGAAAAGCGCAGGACAGTTTGAGAGATTGACCTTCGTCCCTTCCGGCACGTAAACGCACCGGGTTGGAAGAGCAGTAAAGCGCCAATCAGTTGAATCCTTGAACCAAATCGGCCCGATGCCGAACATCCCCATCTGGGTGTCACGGGTGACGCTTTCGAGGATGTATGAGGCAAGCGAAGCGCCCTCGTCAAACTCCCACATCTGGAGTGCTTCGTTGAAGAACTTGGAGACTTTTACCGAGTAATCCTGCTGCTGCGCTTCGGTGATGTCGTCGTGTTTTTTGCAGCGAATCTCCGCGATTTTATCCCCGCCCGTGTTGTGGTCAGTCCACGTCGAAATATACGTGTCGATTTTTGCTCTTAATTCTCCCCGATTAACATTCGGAAACCCATTCAACTGCTCTTCTTCTTCCTTTGAAAGAGCAGGAGGCATTCTGTCATAAGCAGACCGAATATCAGCAAGACGCTCCTTGCCCTTTGAATGACATTGCTTGGCGTTTGTGAATGCAGACCAAATGCCAGCCGGGGTAGAAAAACGATTCCTCGGAGGCGTTCCCTTTTCGGAAATAGTTTTGGGTTCCGATGGATCTTCGGTTGTCATTTTACGACCAGTTAAACCCCTTCAGTTCTCGCATTTTCAGATAGCATTCCTCGCGCCGTTTGACGATGGCAGGATAATCGCACACAGGGTGTCGGCGAGCGTTGGGGTTGGAACGCAAATACTCAAGTGTAACGATCGCCTCTGGCAGCTTAACGAAAAGGAATGGAGCAAGTTGCGCTAAAACAGCGCCAGCTTCTTTACCGCAACAAAGCCATTGCCACAGAACGCGCGCATTGTTTTTACCAGGTTTTACGCGATGAACCTTGCCAACTTTAAAGTAGCAATGCAGCCTATCGATGGTCGGTTTGTGTACCATTTTTACGGTCATTCTTATTGAATAAACCGTTACGTTCGTTGCGCTTGGTTTGCTTTTAGCGAGATGAATGCAGCCCTCTCCGTCAAACAATCCTGCCGCCCAGGGTAAAAAGAAATCCGGTGCCTGTGGATTATCAGTCGTCATCGCTCGCCTGTTCTGCTTCCTTTCGGATTGCTTGCAAACTGAGGTTTATCAGCCGCGCCATTCCGACCAAGCCTGCGAGGTAGAAGGGCCATAGAATGAGTTTCGCTATAAGCCCGCCTGAGTGGAATAGCCAGAAGATTAACGTACCGTAAACCGAGCTCATGCACGGAACGCAATCGACCAGCGGCTTTGATACCCACGTCGGCAACAGGCGAATGGAATCACCCACAATCCCGAAAACTTGGTCGCTTTTGGTCGCGAAATGGATTCCGACCGTCACGCACACGTTGAACAGCATGAGAATCAGCGTCTCGGTCATTGTCGTTACCAGCGTCCGCAACCCTTGCACGGTGCTCGCGCAGGGGCAGGCGCGATATAGACCTCATTTCCAACGCACCAGTGCGACGGCAACTGATGGCAAATGTAGTCCTCAACCGTTGCGGCATCAGGCGCGGTCATGCCGTTTGCTTCGTGGAATCGCACGACCGACTGATAAAATGACCCGAACGGGATGTTGTTCGGCCACGGAATCTTGAACAGCTCACCATTTGGCAGCGTGCCCTTGTAGCTCTTAGGTATCGAAGGAAAATGATTGGCGTTCTTGAATTTCATACCACAGCCAGCGTGGGCCGCCGATTGCTCCAGCTTGAAAGGTTCTGCGCGTCGTGGAGAAGGACTGTTTCAGATGTCGGAACATCCGCGTAAAACACGCGATAATTCAGCCACGCAACATCTTGATCTGAGTTGGCCATCATCCCGTCTACGCCCATTGCGTGTCCGTTTTGCAACCAAGCCTCAGGGCGGTAGAGTGAGCAAAGTTTATTAATCATCCTCCCGTTCTTTGCCGTTCCAAAAGCGGTATTGTCCACGAGTGCGACCTGTCGGTGTAACGCAACCCCCGGCCTGCGAGGATTTCGGAATGCGGTAACAAAGTCCGTATGGTCGTAGGTTTTGATTATCGAAAGCGGGCGAACCGCCTCGCAATCAGAATCAATGTACCATCCGCCTTCATCGCGCAAAAGAAGCACTCGCAATCTGTCCACGAGAAACGCCTTTTTTTCATCTTCCGAGCGTATCCGGCGAACGTATGGGTCGGCAGCATAACGGTCTAAAATCTCGTTCCCGTAAAGTCGGTATTCCCATCCCTTGTTCATCTCTCGAAACCCATCACATAACGCCTTGATGTTATCAGGGATTTCACCCACCCATATCTGGAAAATCCGGTTCGGAATCACTCGCGTTCCTCCCAGTCGCGAACCCAAAAGAACGACTTCTGATGCCGGTCCCGGAATCCCGCGCGCAGATACGAGTCGAACAGTTTCCGCTTGGATTCATTGACTGTGCCTTCGATGCGGTCAGCAGTCGTCTGTTCCTTGACCCATTTGATAATCAGTTCGCACATGATTCGCGAGTAACCATTGCCACGATACTCTTCCGGCACCTCGATTTCTTCGAGCAGAAAGGCCGAACGGCTTTTGGTCTCAATGTAAATCAGTTGAGCAGAGGCGACCTCGATACCAGCCGACGTGAGCAGACGCACGATAAGATTCGTGTCGTCCAGCTTGCACGCTTCAATTCGAAAGTAGTCGGAATCCATTCGGGTATTTCGGTTGGCCGATGTTGCGATGCACGGTGTAATCTTGGTCGACTCGCGACGGGATAAGTCCTTTTGGCCCAAACTCCGCGAACATTCGTCGCTCAGCCTCCAGATAAATCTGATGCGCAGCGTCGGCAGGATTCGATTGGTTAAACGGCAGCCTGTGCGCGTCACACCATTCTTCGGCGTCCTTGTTGTAACGCGCAACGCCAACGGATGTCTGCCCGCCGATATGGTCGCAGAGCACTCCCATGACGCCGACGTGAAAGCCTTGGTCGATCAGCTTCAAGCACCAAATCTTGTCGTAGAAGTGGCACGGCACGATGTTGTCGTCGATGCCGAGAAGCGGGATGGCTTCGCGCCGGAATATCATCGCCAAGCTGTCGAGTATCAGCGCGGGTCGAAGGTCGGTGATTTGTCGCCCGGTGTGAATTTGAAGTTGCCCTCGAATGCCGGCGAAGTTGCTCATTGTTCCGGTGCCGCGTCCGCCGCGTTCGTCAACTTGGTCTGAGCCGCAAAAGCCAATCAGCATGAGCTTCGGGTCTGCTTCGAAGGCGGCTTCCACTCGTTTGTCCCATCCTTCTTCGTAGATGAAGAGGTCATTGTGGAGCAGCCCGATAAACAAAGAAGTGGAAAATCGGGATATCTCCTGAAGCGGCTTGTAGAATCCGAGGTTTTTCTCGCGGCGATTAATGTAAAAAAATGACGTTCCTCCGGTTGGAGTCGGATGCCAATTCAGGTAAGAAGCATCGGACGCGTTGTCGAATACCGTACGCGTAACAGATGGCGAGTTTACCTCAATGAAGTCGAGGCATTCACGCGTGAGTTCGTGTTGGTCAATGACCGGGATAATGAGGTCGATGCTCATTGCGCAAACTTGTTCATCGTATCGACGACGTACTGGCGTTCATCTTCGGTGAGCGCAGAATGCGCAGGGATGCAGATCATTTTTGATGAGAATTCATCTACTCCGGGCAGTTTCGTTTTGAACGCGCGAAAGCAGGAATGCGTGTCGTTGCGCGAATGCACGCGCGAGACGGCAATCTCAGCTTTTGTCATGTGCTCAACAAATCGAGCGCGTTCCTGCGAGTCGGATAGCAGTACCGTATAAAGCCAGTATGAACTCTGCGCCGGATAGTTGACCTTCGGTTTGCCGTAGAAGTCACTCAGTTCCTTGTCGTAAAACGCGGCGTTCGCACGATGCTTGGCGAGGATGCCATCGAGATGCGGCAACTGCGCAAGACCGATGGTGGCGTTCACGTCGTTCATGTGAAGCTTTAGGCCAGCTTCTGCGATGTCCGCCTCGCAGCGCATATCCTGTCGCGGCCCTTCGCGGTCGATGCCGTACCAGCGCAGCAATTTCCCGCGCCGGTAATCGTGCGGCAGCGCGCACGCGAGAATGCCGCCATCAACCGTGGTGATGTGCTTGATTGCTTGGGTGCTGAAGGCCGTGAACCTCGAAATCGTTCCAATCTTCTCGCCTTCGTAAGTCGCGCCAATCGCGTGCGCAGCGTCCTCGATGATTGGCAACGGCAACTCGTTTAGCGCGTAAAGGTCGCACGGCATTCCTCCCCAATGCACCGCGACGACAGCACGCGGAGGCGTGACCTGCAGTCGCGTCTTTCGCGCAACATCTTCGGGGTCAATCAGTCCGGTTTTCGGGTCGATGTCCGCCCAAATGATTCGCGCGCCATTGGCGATAATCGGTGTGTTTGTAGCGCTGCAAGTCATCGGAGTAGAGATGACCGAACCGCCGTCCACGCCGATGAGCTGCAGCGCCAAATAGAGCGCGCTCGTGCCGGAATTCAGCGTGAGTAAGTACGGGTTGCCGAAGTATTCACCGAGGCATTGTTCGAACGTGTCGACGGCTTTTCCTTGGCCGATGTAACCGCTGTGAAGAACCTTCAGCAAAGGCTCGTCGACTTCGGACGGCATGTGGACCTTGAAAAGCGGAATTGGAGTCATTGCACGTGACTCCACGTTCTCCCATTCAGCACGCCGCCAACAGTGCTCTCCGGTAGTCCCATCTGCTCGCAAATTTCACACCACTTTAAGCCGTCTTTTCTGAGCTTTCGTATTTCAAGCACCTTCTCCGGATTCAATACGGAATTCCAGCGACCTTCTCCTCGCAGAATTTTTTCTGGTGCTCTCTTGGCGTAATGTAAATTTCCTGTCGGGTATCTGCCCTTACTAAGACAGTCATCCATGTTGTCTTTTCTCGTGCCCATGAATAAGTGAATCGGACGCACGCACGCAGGATTATCACAGTGATGAAGAACGCAAAGTTCACGCGGTCGAATGTCTCCGTTGTGAAGAATAAACGCCACGCGACTTGCAATGGAATTTCGACCATTAAGACCGAAAATGCCATAGCCCTTCCGGTCTTTTACGCGCTTCCAAATCCAGCATCTTCCTATCACGAGAGGATACTTCTCTTGATCGGGAGATGGCCCAAGAAAATCGACGTGACCCCAAAAACGTTCTGCGTCTTGTCTGGTGAATTGAGACTTGGAATGCGTTGCCATTATCACATCGTTTTTCTACAGAAGAACAAACCCAACTCCGAATCGCGCCACGGAAACAGTCCGACAGCAAATCCAAGCTGCTCCAGTCGCGCCTTCAAACTCTCACCAGTGCGGTCGCCGCAGGGATGATATTCGCCAGCAATTTGTGGGAAAGAAGCAACGCTTGCCGATTGAATAATCTCGTGCTCGGAACGTTCGCAATCCAGCTTGAGCAAGCGTCGATTGAACCCATCGGGGAATTCGATGTCATCGAAAGCAATCGTCACCACGCGATACGGGTGAATAAGCAGGGATGGACCTAACCCGTACGAATCGTTGTTCCGTCCAAACAAGTACGCCCCTCCGTGGTTGCATTCGTCCTCGCCTAGGATTGGCCCTGAGAACCACCGGAACTCGAAGCGGTTACTGACTGCCACCGGAAACGTTTCCACGCGCCCAATGGCGATTTCATCCTCGAGATGCTGCCGCAACAGCGCGTAGTTCTCCGGGTCAGGCTCAAAGCACATCACTCTGCCGGCTCCCCGCTGCGTGCAGGCGTAGGCGAAGTTTCCAACGTGCGCGCCAATGTCCAAAATGAGGTCGTCAGTCTCGAAGCGTTCCGGGATGCGGTACTCGTTGAACTCGACGACAGACTTGTGGATGTTTTCATCGCTCGTTCCTTCGCGAAAGAGTTCCGGATTCACGATTGGCTCCGGTAATGCGGTTGACGGAGCCGGTCAGCACCCAATTTCCACGCGTTCACCGGGATGCCAGGATCGTTGAACGGCGTATCGAAACGCTCGGTGTTCCCGGCAATCTGGCCACCCCATTTGCTGCAATAATAACTCCATCCGCGCGCGTGACCTTCCTTAACCTGCTTGGCAACCACTGGGTCAGAATAAAGCGTGGACGAACCCCAGTGCGGTGACTCGCCGTGAACCGGTCTCACCGGCACGTCAACGGTCTTAATATCAACTCCGAGTTTCTTGTAGCGATTGACCCTCCACCAGTGGTCCGAATCCTCTAAGTAAGCCGCAAAGTTCTCATCGAACCATCCGATAGTATCGAACCCCTTGCGGGTTACCATGAACGTCGAATAACTCCAATACGCGTAGAGGAAACACGCATCCCGGTTAGCGTCCCATGTTTGCCAGAAAATCTCCAACTGTCCCGGTAGCCATTGGATGTCATTTCCGCAAATCAGAACGGCATCCTTGTTTCCTTTATTGAAAACAATATCCATTGTCATGTTCCAACTCCCTGCCACGCCTAAATTTGCTGGTGGCGTTTCAAGGTGAACAGTTTGGATTGAACTCGGAACGCCCCATCCGTGAGGCACAACCTTGCCATTGTCGATTATCAGAAGCTCCGCCGGGAAATCAATCGAGTCGATGCACCGCTTGAGTAAATCCGGCCGGTTTAGGACCGGAATCGCGATGCAGGGAATCATTCGTTGCACAATGCATTGCAAAATAAGTTGTCTGTCAATGACGTATCGCCTTGCCCGCGCATGATTCTTCAACTATCTGACAGGAATGCTTAAAGTCATCGTTCCTGTTTTCACCGATTCGGACCTCAAAGCTCTCCCGAATTGCCTGCGGTATCTCGCGCAACAACCCGTGGAAACTCTGTTGGTTCTTCACGGCCCAAACGTCGGGGTAGTCAACGCGCAGACAGCGGCTGAGTATGACCAACGCATCGCCAATCTTGGCACGCGAAAGAAGGAACTAACTCTGGTTGAGGACTTTGCGGGCGCGCAGAAGGCAAAAGAGGAAATCGAGACGCTGAAGGTCGAGCGCGATATGGCCATTCGGGAAGGTTGGCAGAAGATTCCCGAAGCGGAACGGGCGGCGATGTATAAAAAGGCGTTTGGCGACATCGGCACCGAACCCATCTGCCTACGGGAAGCGTATCAACACGACCAAGTTTTCTCGATGCTGCAGGCGTTCCTTCCGCAGTGGCCTTCTGACATCCCGCACGGGGAGTATAGCCTCGTTTGGCCACGGAGCGTGCCGACAACCTTGGAGATACCGCTGCGTCGCCCGTACGATGGCCCTCGTGTTAAAGACGTAATGAAGGCAATGGCTGAGTCAGGCAACGTCTTCCCGCACGGCGCCGGAGAGGTCACCGAGCGCGGCAAGCGTGGTGCACATCTCAAATCACTGCATCACCTGCAGGTCTTCCGGATTGGCAGAGACGCCGGTATCCAAGTTGAAGGACTGAAAACCCCGGCCGTCATCGAAGCCATTCTCGACAAAGAATTCCCGCCGAAACAGGCCGCGGCGGCGTGAAGCTGGAAGAACAGGTCAAGCGATTCAGGGAAGGGCAGCATAAGGCGTATCCGAACGCCTCTGATTATGAGTTGGAGATGGGATGCCTTCGGGTCATCCCGTTTGGACACTTTCTAAAGGGCGAGTTTTGCCTGTCACTGATGCAGATGCAGTGGCCAGGACTCCTTTATCTGGAGAAGGATGGAGTTCATAACCACTGGTTCACGCGAGGCATCCGGACGATGGCGCGGCACCGCAAGAATTACTTGGTAGGCTCAGCGTCGGCCGGCAAATCGTTCATGGCTGGCGCGTTCGTTTACACGAACTGGAAGTGTTCCGCGTGGAACAGTTCCGCATTGCTCTCTTCAACCAGTAAACCAGACCTCGACCAGAAGATTTGGGGCACGGTCAAAGACCTCTTTGAACGAGATAAATTCAAAATCGGCACGCGGCTGGATTATCGGGAAACCATTGTTCTAAGGGAGGATAAAAAGAACGCTGAGAAGGACTATCGAGACGCGATTATCGCGCTCGCGATTCCGAAGGGTAGCGAAGGCGAGAAAGCCATCGGCTCAATCCAAGGGCGTAAAAATCAGTTTGTCTACTGGGTGAGCGACGAGTACGCCCACATGGACGGCGCCGCGATTCAGGAGGGGCGGCGCAACCTGATGTTCAATCCGTTCTTCTGGTTCGCAGCGTGCTCGAACAAGCCAAACGAAGGCGACCCGATGTATCTGGAGGCTGAACCAGACCCAGCGAAATTCCCGCAAGGATGGGATACGCCAGGACTCGACCAACTTGAGTCGTGGCCGACCAAAGGTGGCGGAATCTGCATGTATTTTGACGGCGAAAAGTCGCCAAACCTGCAGGTTGAAGGTCCGCCGCCGTTTCCGCTACTGACCACTCGAGAGTCAATTAACGACATCATCGCGGACGAAGGCGGCACCGATGGCCCGTCATACTGGCGTTGGATCCGGGCATTCCCGAAGAAAGGTGATATTCAGGACAAGGTTCTGACCTCCGAGCTCCTGATAGCCTATGGCGCGACAGAAGAGGTCGTCTGGCGCGGGGACGGCTGGACGACGCTCGCTGGCCTTGACCTTGGTTTTCGAAAGGATGGCGACCCGTCTGTGGCTGATTTCGGGCGGTTGGGATTCGATTACGAAGGCCGAAAGGTGCTCTCGGTTGAAGCAGACGCGGTGACGCTTGTCCCGAAAATGAGCGACCCAGGCCCGCACGAGGATAAAATTGCGCGGCGATTCTTGGAAGAATGCCAGAAACGGCAGTGCCACTCCGTTGCGCTCGACATCTCAGGAGACGGCGGCATTACAGCGCTCTCGATTCGCAAACTTTCGACTGAACTGAAATTTGAACTCGAAATCGTCCCGGTTTCGTTTTCTGGCGCAGCGTCAGACGATATTTACGACATCGCAGGCGTCAAAAAAGAGGGGCGGTTCGCCTTCGACCGAAGGGTGAGCGAACTCTGGTATTCGCTGCGTCTGATTGTTCAGGACCGCTCGATTCGCGGGATGGTGCTCAACTCCAAGGCAGTCAACGAGTTGTGCCAGCGCAGGGTCATTCAGGACGAGAAAAAGAGGTGGGTGGTCGAGAAGAAAGAGGATATGAAAAAACGCTCGAAACGTTCGCCTGACAACGGAGATGCGCGAGTGCTTTTGGTCTACAACGCTCGCAAGAAAGGTCTCGAGAAAGGCACCGTCAAGCGAACGGTCGTCATCGAGGATTCCGCGCCTGCAGCCCCGCGCTCAGCCTACGCGCAGGACCGTCCGCAGCGGCGCGCGTACTCGGTGCGCTAAATCAGCAGTTCTCCGTAGAACCTTGGCGACTCTTCTTTAACCGCAATCAGATGCGCAATCACGTAGTCGACGCCCTCGCCATCTTTGACAGTCTCCAACTTCACTTTTTGGAATCTCCCGGTGAATCTTGACCGTTTCTGCATCGCTTTCTCGGTCACATAACGGAACGTGCGCCAGTTCCAAAGGCTGCGGTTGGATGGGTTGTCGTGCGCTCCAACGCCGTTTGAGGATGGCACCGCAATGAAGAACCATCCCCCGTGCGCGAGCACACGGTAAGCCTCGTTCATCACCGTAACCGGGTCATCGAGAAATTGGAGCGTGTCGATGGCCGTGATTGAACCAACCGATGAATCTTCGTTTGGCCAGCCTTTGAAGTCCGTGCCAATCATCATCTGGTTCAACCCTTCCTGCCGGCACCATTTGCCGACCATCTGCGCAATGAATGTGTCGTGATTTCTCCACTGCGTTTTGTTGATTTCCTCTTGATGTTTGAGCCAGGAGTTCTCGCCGTTGACGCGGTAAATGTAGAGCGGTTTGTCGATATGCAGCATCTTGCCTTCGATGTAGGTGCGGCATAGCAACTCGTGGTCATCGCCTGCGGTGAGGCTCTGGTTATAGCCTCCGATGCGGTCGTAAAAGGTTTTGCGCCATGCCCGGAAATGGTTCGGGGCATACCAGATTCGGCTAATACTTTGCGGGAGCGGCGCCGCCGAGACGGATTCGAGCATGAATCGGCCTTGCCAGGAGAACGGGCGATGCGTCCAGCCGAACGTGCCGTTCCACGTCATCGGATAATCCACTCGGAAATCGTGGTTGACCGAATTGCTGTAAGCGAAGTCCACGCTCGGATCCTCGAACGCCTTCTCTGCTTCTTCCACGGCTTCCGGCAAAAGGATGTCGTCATGGTCAAATTCCATCACCGCTTCACCTTTGGCTTGCGCGCAGGCGAAACTTTTGAGCGCGCCAATCTTGCCGTCTATTTCCGGGGGCGCGTTGATGATGCGAACACGCGGGTCATTGAACCCGCGAAAGTAGCCACGCGCCGGACCATTCGGCACGACCACCCATTCCCAATCATCCCGCGTCTGCGCGCAAAGGCTCGCGTACGCTTCGTGAATCAAACAGAGGTTGTGAGTAGGTGTATACAGTGAAATCACGCGGCCCACTCAAGGGAATTGTGACGCGTCAACATTTCCGGGATGAAGATAAAACGTTGCGGCGCGCGCGCGAACATCCGAACGGCGAATTCTCCGTCGCAGAACATGCCCCATTTTTCCCATTCGTAACGTTCTTGTTTTATCCAAGCCCGATTCCAGCACGTTTGCATCCCGTCGATGCGTCCGATGCGAACCTGTTCCGGGCAGGCGAATAAGTTGCCCAGTCCATCGCGCCGTTCTTGACCGACCACGATTGCCACGGCATCCGGGTTTTGAGCGAGTTCTTCTCCCATTCGCCGGAACAAAGCAGGATGTTGAATCGTATCGTCGGACGGCGTCATAAACCAACCGCCATCACCACGAATTTCCTCCAAGCATTCGTTGACCTTGAGAATCCCCTTTGGGTCAGCGTCAGGGCCTTGCAGCAGGATATGAATCCGCAACTCCCAAGCGTGCGGTTCCATCGCCGTGGTGTAGGAAGGCAAGAGCGCCGGTAACCGCTCCGGATAGGCGCACGGCATGAGGAGATGAAGCCGCGGACTCATGCCACTTGATTGACGCGCATTTGAGAATTTTGATGAATGAACAAGTTCTGACTCGTGATTTTGAGTCCCTCGATTGAGAAGGTTCCGGAATCGGATACGACTACAACGCCAGCGATTCTAGCCACGCCTTGTTGACCGCTGACAATCCCGAGTGCCTGCGGGCCCGGGGCGTGTTTGGCTGTGTAACGGCCGCTGGCTATCAGCGTGGCGGTGATTGTTCCCATAACTTGGGCATCCACGCTCGTCACGGTACCGGTGTATTGAACGCCGAACTGGCAACCGGTTGTTCCCGTTGAACAGGCGAACCCAACCATCGCGTCAAAGAGCCAGGTGCCGGCAGTCAAAGGCACCTGCAGCCCGCCGATTGGCACGAGCGCTGTGGCGACGATAGTTTGTTGGCCTGCGCGCTGACTACCCCATGAATTCGTGCTCCCCTGCGGCCCTTGAGCGCCGGTAACGCCGATTGGTCCTTGTACGCCTTGCGCGCCCTGCAGTTGACTCCCTTGCGCCCCTTGTGCTCCCGGCAACCCTTGCACACCTTGCGCTCCCGGAGCTCCCTGAACCCCCGGTGCACCTTGCGCGCCGGTATTCCCTTTGACCGAGAAACTGAGTGCGACACTTGAGGTGTTGTCGAGAATCACGCCAGACTGCGGAGTGACCGTGAAATCATCGTATGCACCGGCATCCGAGACCGCTGTGACAAGGAACGTGGCGAATTTAGTGACGTCGTTTTCCTGAAAAATCTGGATGACCGTGCCGATCGCAATGAGGGCCGTGGTTGCGCTGACATCGACAGAGTTTCGGTCAACTTCGGAGACGTAAATGTTCGTGATTGAGCCGAAGGTGGCGTTGTTGAACCGAATTCCACCGGAGCCTGGAGGCACGGTAGTCGTCGTGCTGAAGGTGTAGAGAAGCGACACCCCGCCAGTGGCTCCCTGAACTCCTTGCGGACCTTGGACTCCCTGCGCACCGGTTAATCCTTGCGGGCCTTGCACTCCCTGAAGCCCGAGCGGTCCCTGAACACCCTGCGCGCCGGGAGCGCCTTGCACTCCAGCCCCCTGTGGACCTTGTGGACCGTCCGCACCGTCCGGACCTTGTGGGCCTTGAACGCCTTGTTCGCCTGCGCCTTGCGGACCTTGGTCGCCCTGAACCCCTTGCAGCCCTGATTGCGGTCCCTGAACGCCTTGCGCACCCTGCAACTGGCTTCCCTGAGCGCCCTGTGGCCCTTGAACGCCTTGTGCCCCTTGGAGTTGACTTCCCTGCGCCCCCTGCGGTCCCTGCCCTCCTGACCCTTGAATTCCTTGAGCACCTTGAAGCTGGCTGCCTTGGGCACCTTGCGGACCTTGCCCACCGGAGCCTTGCGGACCTTGAACACCTTGAGCACCGGTTCCCGGAGGACCTTGAACGCCGCCAGCCCCGGCGGCGCCCTGCGCCCCCTGCGCACCTTGCGGACCGCCTGCATCACCCTGAACACCTTGCGGTCCAGCCATCGGGTAGATGGTCAAACTCATGTGATGACGACCCCCGTGATGTTATACTCGCACGAAACCGATGAAGCGATTAGGTTGATTATCTCGCCTGTCTCGAGCACTTGCGGTCCGTGCCATGACACCCCGCCAGCAGCGGGCATACTGACTGAAAACAGGGTTGCGCCATTGAGTTTGACCGTGGTGGTCTGCGCAGCACCGGTCGGATTGGCGATGTCGATTGCTAGGACGGAAGTTTTGGATGTTGCCGTGAAAATGTCAGTCGCTGCAAGTGGACACGCGCCGTCTGCGAGTTTGGCGATGGTGTCCAAAGTTAGAACTCCCCGTACTTTGCTATCGAGGCGTAGGTGACTTCGGCGCTTGAGGTGCCCGGTTCCACGGGACCGCTCGTCGACGAATCGATGAAATAGGTCGTGTCGGCAGTGTGAAAGGCCAACCCGCCGTCGTGGTCGTACATTTGACCGACAATCGGGAAGCCGCCGCTGAAATGGTCATACTCGCCCATTTCTCAAAGTAGGATTGCTGCAAATCTCACAAAGTCCCTTTTTTATCGCATTCCAGAGAGTTCGCTCCGGGTCCCAAACCATCCACATATCATCGGTTTTCGAGGTGATATGAACGTAGTTCCCACTGAGTTCAGCCTTAAGAATGCTGTCCAAGTGAATCATCGTAGAGTCCGTCACCATTATGAATGGAGGCTCGGCGTCTTGGACTGGACAGTGACCGGTGCTAAACCTCATTTACCCGATGGTTGTGGCAGCTTTTTGGCATTCCGGAAAGGTTTTCATTCAAAATGAACAACCGGCAGACCGTTGAACCCGCACGTTTCGCGCAAAGTTTTCATCGGGAACGCTGGTCCAGGATCGTTTCTGTCTTCCGGATCCAGGCAATCGTGCCCCGAAATATCGTCAAGTCTGTAGCGTTGGACCAGAGTTTGCGAGAGTTCTGTCACGGCAACCAGTTGCTCAAGCGGAAACTCTTCCCATTCCTTAACCGGACCTCCGTTGCGATGTTTGAGGTTCACGGTGCCGGCGAAGTTCGGGTCGTTATTGCGCGCCCATCGGATAACCTGCGGGTTACTCCCGGCGTTGGCAATCTCAATCCCAATCGCAATCGAGTTGATGCTCGTGTACTTTCTCCCGGTGTTCGGGTCGACCCACCTGCCAGAACCGACGTGACCGCAGGTGCGGTTGAACGGCCGGCACTGGAAAATCGTTCCGTCGCGATCAATAACGATGTGCGCTGAGGCTCCGCGCGCCGCGGGCGTGCGCCAGAAATTAATCGAACTTTGCGCAGACGCTCCTGCAGTAAAATGGACCACAAGCAGGCGCCGAATCCGCATCTCCGACCCGCCGCTGATAACGCTTTTGGTTGCGCCTTTGAGCCAGTGGTCGGGAGTGATGGTCATTTTGCGTCGTATTCTTCTAGGAAAGGCTGCAAGTCAACAGGAGGTTCCACCTTGTCGCCCCGTTTTGGCGCAAGACAATGACGGAAAACTGCCGTGCCGTCCCGTAAATAATGCTGATAACCCCACCCCTCCCAAGTCGGCTTGTTCCCGGTGATAAACGGCTCCTCTAATTTGATTGCTGCAAGCGGCAGAGCGTCTTTGTCGCCAAACCATAGTTGATGAAATAAATACCCGTGGTTGTTAAACCACGAGTAAAGCTGAAGCGCCTTCCAATGCTTTACTTTATCCAATAAGAATTGGCCTGCTTCCCATTCAGCGAACTCTGCCGTAAACTTTATGCCTAAAGCGTTGAAAAGCCGATTGGAATCGCGGCATTGTTTGCCGTCCGGGAATACTAACATCCCGTGCGTTAGATAATCTTCGTGCGAGAAAACTTCATACGGATCAATCAATGGGTAGGCATCTGCATCTAAAAATAGAACGTGTCTAAATGGCGAATGCTTAACAGCGATTGACTTAGAAGTCCAGCCTGTGCGATGTCTATAGAACTCGCTCTCGAAGAATGGTTGGCAGTTACAGAATTGAACATTTAAGTTATCGAACTTCCGCAACGATTCGAGCGGCGTTAATTCGGTTTCGTTCATGTACCAAATCTGCACCGGAATCTCAGCGTTGAGTTCGCGCAGTTTGCGAATCGAGGCATAAGCAAGGCGCAGATATTTCCCGCCAGCGCAGGTCACAACGCCGGTGCCTTCAAACGCAGGTGGCGTATCAGACAGATTCGGGACGATGACTTCGTTTAGAATCGCTAAACAGGTTCCTTCGCTAACGCTGGTTACGCGTTCGATGGCGGCAGGCGTATAACCAGTCGGGAACTTGAGTCGCCCCGGGGTGCGAATCTTGCGAATTACGTCTCCGCCGAAGTAGGCCATGTCATTTTTCCCAGAACTCGCGCCGGCTCATTTCTTCTCCTCTCCTTCAGGCGGCAGCCACTCAAACTCGCCACACCAATCGGAGCCCTCGGTTTGTGGCCATTTATCAATCGGATGAGGTGCCGG